GAGATTACGATTACCCTTTTACCACAGATGTTTCTTTGGGCGGCGATGCAAAAATAGATTTCTCCTTAGACGGAACTCCTATTAATGTAGGAGATCCTAATGCATTAAAATTTGTATTTCCTAAAATAACTGGCTTTGATTTATCAACAAAACAAATAAATGAATCTATAACTTTAAGAACAGTTACTAACGAAACTACAAATTGTGGCACAAGATATCAAGAGGACATGAAATATCCTTTTGTCACAGGAGCAGAAAACACAGAGACTATAGGGTTTCAATTAAAAGAATCAGAAACTGAAGATGTAGAAGGGTCTTTTTTGTGGCCAGTCTGGGTGGGCGATTCGCCTCCAAAAAATACTGCGGGAAACCTAGACACTGGAAAACTCCTTGTAAGAATAAGAAGCAAAAATGAAGATTTAGCAAATAACCCACAAGCAGCTGCTGCAGTACAATCGGGAATAGATAACGGTTGGGATGTTTTTGGATATGTAGAACCAGATGCGCCAGTTAACCCACCCAGTAGTGAAATTGTTTATCTGCACGTAGAAAACCCAAATTTAGGGGCACCAGATGCTAACGTTACTGGCAAATCATTAAATATAACTGTTCAACAAAATCAACCAGAAACATTTAACTTTAATAATTTTAGAATAGATTACAATTTAGGAGAAGAAAATCAACAACCTCTTAGTAACGAAAGTGTTACAAGTATAGAATATAATAAAAATATATTTGGGCCTAATGAAATTTTTAGAGCTGGTGCTGTTATAGGAGAAAAAGAGATTGCAACCGCTGAGGTTTCGCTCTCAAGATTTGATTATGGCACTGGCCCTTTGAGCCATAGGGGAGCTACATATTATAGATGGCGAATAGACAGCGTAAATATAACAGATGGTGGCTCAAATTATTCTAATAATGTTACATTAAATTTTAATTCAAATTTAGAAATTTATCAAGATCCAAATCCTACTATAAATGTTAGCAATGGCGTCGTTCAAAGCGTAACGTTTGCTACAACAGCCGATAAAGGAGAATTTGCAGGAAGTGGTTTCATTTTTGGTAACTACAGCGCGCATACATACGGTTCAGACCCACCAACAGTCACAGCTCAAATTGTTGACGAAGGAGAAGGAGGCGTTGTAGCAGGCGACCTTTCTTTAAATTTGACTGGAGATAATACAGATTATAATTATGGAATGAGAAAATACAGCGCCATAGACGGCACTGCAAGCTCGGATATTGAACCAGACGGAACATATCAATCGGATTGGATGGAAAATTTACCATTAAATTCAGATATCACTCCTTTAATTCATACCGTAAATAGACGAGATGTAGACTGTGTTAAGGTAACATTAATCATAGAATCACTTTATCAACAAATAATACAAGAACAAGATCCACTCGCGACTTCTATTAAAAGAGATGGTTTAACTATTAATTTTTCTATTTTCACTTATTTTGATGGGGTAGTGGAAGATATATATCCAAAAAATGAAACTAAAATAAGTTACTTTGGAACAGTCAGTGATTTTTATGCAGTTGATACTGACGAAATAATATTGCCTACTTATTCTGATCTTTTACCCTTCTATCCAGGGGAAGACGTTAAAAGTTTATCACAGAAGTTTCCTAGGATAGTAGAAATTAGAAAAAATGATTTTGAAACAAATAGCGTAAGAATGGGTAGAGATGCGAGAGTTTTTCAAGTAATAGAAGTTGTAAAAGAAAGATTTAAATATCCATTTTCTGCAATCATGAAAACAACTCTAGACGCAAGAACTTTTAGAGAACCCCCTAATAAACAATGGAGGCTAAGATTAAAAAGAGTTCAAGTTCCTTCTAACTATTATCCTTTGGATTTAGATGGAAGTGATAAAAGATTTGTTAAAAATGTTTCACAATTAGGAACTAGAATTGTATACGATGGAGATTGGGACGGAACCTTTAAATTAGCTTGGACTGATAATCCAGCTTGGATTCTTTACGATTTATTAACAAATCAAAGGTACGGAATTGGAAACAGAATAGATGATTTAGAAGATATAAATATATTTAATTTATACAAAATTGGAAGATATTGCGATTCTGTAGATGATAATGGCCATTTTGTAGGTTTAGATGATGGAGTCGGTGGATTAGAGCCAAGATTTTCTTGCAATATAATGTTAGCATCAGCACAAAATGCATTTAAGACTATAAATGATATTTGTACTGTTTTTAATGGCATGGCTTTCTGGGCTAACGGAAGATTAGATTTTTTTGCAGATCAACCAAAAGACCCAATGACATTTTTTAATAATGAAAATGTTTTTGATGGTATATTTAATTATCAAACAACAAGCAAGTCGTCATTATTTAATGTAGCAGAAGTAACATTTTTAGATAAGAGAGATGATTTTACCGCTAAAAAAGAAACCGTAATTGACGAAGAATCAATGCGACAAAATGGAATTTTAAGAAGAGATATAAATGGTAAAGGTTGCACTAGTAGAGCGCAAGCAGCTAGGTTGGGTAGGTATATTTTGTATACCAATAAACTAGAAAGAGAAATAGTTAATTTTAAAACATCAAGCCAAAGTTTAATGCTTTCTATTGGAGATGTAATAGAAATACAAGATGATCTTAAAAACTTTGAAGCAAGTTATGGCAAGCTTTTAGAGTATGAAGTAAACTCAGTTGGCCATAAATTTATCAAAATAGAGGATAGGCCAAATGTAAATTCAATATTAACTAATCATTCTGGAGCTTTTGTAATTACACCAACTGGACAAGATACACTGACTGAATTATATGATCATATTAAAGGCGGTAATTTGGTCACAAATGAAATATTAAATAACTTGTATGACCCGCAAGCGGTAAAGTTAAAAGTAACTGGAGCACAGCAAGATGGAAATCAAATTAAAATAGGTGTATCAGATCCAAACTCTTATTTAAATGATGTGCCAACTGGTAGTCTTATCAATTTAGACCTACAAAATAGAAGGAAGCATCAATACAGGGTATTAAGTATAAAACCAGAAGAAGATAATCTGTATGCAGTAACAGCTACAGAATATAGAAAAGAAAAATTTGATTTAATTGAAACTAAAGAAGATTTTAAAATAGAAGAAGAAGACAGCTTTAATGTAGGAATACCAAATCATGTTATAAAGAATATCACCGAGCCAATTGGTTTTGATGCTAATGTGGTCACTGTAAATAGCAGAGAAAGACATATACAGTTTGAGATTACAGGAAGTAGCAATGGAAATGAAACTGCTTATCAATTGACCGCTATTGCTCCAAATGGTAAAGTAGATAGTAAAATTGTTCCTAAAGCAGAAGATATTTCTGTAGGCAATAATTATTATCTCACGAAAGGCGAAATTAAAGATGTACATAGTTTTGGAACTTATAACTTTGAAGTTAAATCACTGGGATCAGAAGATATATTTGGAACTCCGTCTTCAATAGATTTTACTGATCCTTTTGATTTTCCGTTACAAGTTGCTTCCCCATCTGACGGTCCAGACAGTGATGGTGATGGACTAGGTGATTTGTATGAAAACACCGTATCATTTACTGACCCAAACAATGCTGATACAGATTTTGATGGGCTGTCTGATTCAGCAGAAATTAATACGCATGGAACAAATCCCCTTTCTAAAGATAGTGATAATGATAGAGTAGATGATAACATTGAATTAGACTTGGGACAAGACCCAACGGTTTTCACTGATTACAACCCATTAGTAACTGGATTTAGAATTACTAATGTAGTGCAACAAACTGGTGAATACTATACCTTGGTCGGTAAAGGAGAAATGTCATTGCCATCTGGATTGCCACTTATAAATGGATTATATGAATTAAGTGGAACTGCAAATGGAAAGCCACAATTTGCTGGTAGAAGACATAGTTATACCTCAGTGCAAGTTGGGGGAGGTTATAACCAAAATTATATATCTTCAAATAATCCATATAAAAACATTTATACCGCAGGGGCTGGAGTTGTTAAATACACGGTAGATGGATATTGGAAAATCCAAACTAATACTACTGCTCAATCGTATGATGAAAGAAGGGACTTCCAACAATGGACTGGTGGCTCTGGTGTAGATTACCCTTGGCAAGTTACTGATTGGGTGCAAGTACTACAAAGCGGTACTTTTGAATTAGCTGAAGTTGATTATT